AGTAGAGGCATCAGAAAGTGCCTCAGAACCGCTACCAAAAGCTTCTGCAATTAATTCTAAGTTTGTATTTGTTGTTGTACCCCAAGTTCCGCTACCGTCTCCAGTAGCCATTTCATTGAGTCTTAAGTCATTAACGTATGTGCTTGCCATTTTAATCCTCTTCTATATTATGATTATATACCTTTTTTGTTCAATAGTTAAGCCACTTCTTCCCAATCTGGAGATTGACTGTCGTCTATGTCTGTCCAACTTGGTGATTGACTATCGTTTACCCCTGTCCAACTTGGGTTTTGACTATCGTCAATTAACCCCCAAACCAGTACCTGTGGAGTTCCTGTTGTTGCTTCTACCCCCACTAAAGTAACAGATGCTTTAGAAACTGTAGTCGGAGAACCTACAGAACCTGTTGCCTCTAGTCCTGTAACTTGGATCGTCATGCCTAAAGCAATTGAAATAGTGCCAAGTGCACTTGTTGCTGCGAGACCTGTTGGTGCTACATCAGCGTTTGCTGCTGTGGTCACAGAACCAACAGAACCAGTGGCTGAAATACCAGATACACTTACGTTAGCTTTTCCTACTGGGGTGACAGTACCTACTGCACCTGTTCCTGCTAAACCAGAAAGTGTAACCACTGCGTTGTGGTAAACTGTAACACTACCCACAGCACTTGTGGCTGCACTTAAAGTTACATATACATTAGCTTCTCCGTCTACGTCAACAGAAACAGAACCTACCGTTCCTACTGCACTCGGAAGAACAGCAACCGCTTGACCATTTACCCCTACACCAGAAACTGCTCCTGTTGCTGACTGTCCTGTTGGGGTTACATTGGCTTCGGCATCTACACTAGCAGAACCTAGTGCACTTGTAGCAACTTGAGTAGCAAGAGTTACCTCGACTCCGACTTCTACACTAATAGTGCCTAAAGCACTTGTAGCAGCTACTCCTGAAATTGATACATTAGATTCACAATCAAAAGTAGGTGTTCCTACCGCACTTGTAGCTACTTGAGTTGGTAAAGTTACATTGGCTTCACAATCAACAGCAACAGTGCCAAGTGCACTTGTTGCTGCGAGACCTGAAAGGGTAACAGGATTGGGTTCTCCCCAAGTGTCTGATCCCCACGTGCCTCGACCCCAGCCAGTGATCGCTGCCATTTTTTAACTAAGCTATTCTTATAATAGCTGTGCTTGCTGCTGCTGCAGGAAAAACTATTGTAAAGTCTCCTGCTGTGGAAGTTTTATCTCCACCAAAATCAATAGTTGCCACAGAAGGATCTCCACTAGCTGTGTCGTTATAGATTAAGCAACCTCTAGCGGTAACAGTAGCTGTACCAAAAGTCAAGTCTGCAAAATCAGTAAACCCTGTCGTACCACCACTTGTTGGGGCGACGTTAGTTAAAGCAGCCCCTCCTGCTGTGTAATTTGTACCAGTTACTTGGTTTGTTGTTGCATATGCTGTGGTTGCTGCTCCCATTGTAGCAGAACTTGTGTACAACGCTAGTTTAAAAGAGTTTCCACCAGAAGCTTTAAAATTATGTGTTGCTTCTAGCAGTTCTTTTTTAAAGCTAGTTGTTAGTGTTGAAGTTATTGCCATTATTTTATCTCCGTTAGTATGTTAGCTAAATCTTCATGACCCTGTTTAGCTAAAATGTTTTTCATAGTGCATCTTTCACTATTGATGCTCTGCTTTATATAATAAAGTATTGTGTTGTAAATAGATAGTCTAAATGCTTCTGCTTGTTGTTTGATGTGTGGTGCTGCATTTTCAGATATACCGCAAATTCTTTCTGTAGCTTTCTGTGCCCAGTACTCAGGGGGGTGTCCTCTGTATTGTTGTGTATCAACAGTTATATTACCTAATCCGCCAACTGTGTCTATCTCAATCATATCAATATCTTTTTGCTTCTGGTGGTGTATTTAAAATAGTAACCAAATCTGCATTTTTTCTGTTTTCTTCTTCTACAGCCTCTGTGTACTCTTTAAAACCAATTTTATAGAATTCATTTGTTTTTGGGTCAAACATAACTAAAGGAGGATTATCTAAACGATGATAACCATAAACTTTATCTTGTATTGGAACATCAGTGTCTAGTAACCCAGATCTTGGAGCCACACTTACAACAATACCTGAGGTGATACATTTAGAAAGCCAAAACTCCACACAGGCTCTTCCTGCTTCTGCAAAATGCAGATTACCTTTATATGTAAAATCTACACCAAACATATTTATTCTTCCCACTTTGTTGTACATAGCAAAAGCTATAGCAAAACAAACAGTGTTGTTTAAATAAGAACTTCCCGTGTCTTCAATAACTTCTAAAAGAGGAAACTCTACTAAGTTATCACACCTATCGTCCAGTTCACATGTGTATATTGGTCCTGGCTCTGTTTTTAAAATTTTACGCATAAGGTGTGTTTGACTACCTGCGTCATCTGAATCAAAAAACCTACTAGCTGGATCCAACATAAATGTTCTATCAACTTGTTTAACTATTCCTGCCATAGCATTTATAGCCCAAACTTCATCGAATTCGTTTCCGTGTGATATGGATAAATGATAGTCTAATTGACTTTCTCCCATAGCGACTATGGCGATATTCGCCCCTTCGAGTTCTTTTATTTTCATGCTTGTGGTGATCTCCTTACTTGGTCATATCTATATTGATCTCGGGTAGATTTACCTTCTCCAAGATTTTTCATCAAGGCAAGTGCCTCTTGAAATCTTTGTTCATAGATTGGTGATGTTTCATAATTTTTTAAGTACATCATTGCTTCTGCTAAACTACCATATAACAATGCATTAGGTGCGTTAGTAGAAAGCCAAGTTGTACCAGAATCACCTGCCGAAGTAAGGGATGAGGGTCTATAAAAATAGTGCAGCTCAAATGTGTAGTTTGAATTAGGCGTTGGTGCCAATATAAAAGTATTTTCGTCAAACTCTGCGTAATACTTTGGTTCTCCCGTAGTGGAAGATGCAGGTGTGTAGTCCCGTATAAAACTTGGATGCTTTAATTTAAGATAACTATAGTTAGAAGAACTATCTATAACTGCTAAACTAAAAGGGGATAGGAAATCACTGGGTGCTCCTAAATAGGCAGATCCAGAAGTTGCTGTCCCTGTTACATTTTTAATAAAATCGTCTAATTGAACGGCTTTTAAAATACGCTCTTCCGCTGATTTTATAAAATCATCTAAATGGTTAGTGAAAGATGTTTCTGTAGATTCAGCGTAATCTTGTATTGCAGTTTTTAATGTAGAATAAGTCCAACTCATTACATTATCCTGTAGTTACTGTTACAGTACCTAAACTTCCTGTAACTTCGTCCATATAAAAACTAGAACCAATAACATCATTATGTGCAACATCCATAGAAACTGCACTAACTCCGTCTGCGTTCACAGTATTCCCTGATCTAACTATACCATATCCAGCAGTTGGTGCAGATTCAGTTCCTCTTGGTTGTCTCAAGGCTTCTGGATCAACAGGTACTCTAACTGGGTCTAGTTGGGGTTGTTTAGGTTCATAACAATCAGGGCAAACCTTTAAACCATTCCACTCTGTTTTCATTTGAAGATATTTATAGACAAAACCACATCTATCACACTGAGCTTGAGAATATTTACCTATAGCATAAGCCATTATAAATAACTCCTACTAGGGACAAGATGCAGAGAAGCTCTATTACGGTCTTCATCAGCAGCAAGTTTAAAGTCTTGTTCGTATTGTTGCTTTAATAACCCAGCTTTTTCTGGGTTTTTCTTTAAAGCAATGTAGTAGGCTAACCCACTAGCCATGCAAGGCATAAACCTTGAAGGTATTTCTGGGTCTTGAGCAGAAGCAGTTACATCATCTATACGCTGTATGGTGTTAGCAACCAACCTATAGGTGTATGTACTGTCTGGTGTTGGCCACAGTTTAACAACTGGAGTAGTTTGTCTATCTAAAAATATTTGAGTAGGTCTTCCTGTAGAAGATTTATCAGGTATGTTTAAATATTCAGTTCTACCGATCCTTGTCATTTGTAGATCTGTGGTGTTGGAATTGGAATCAATCTGTCGAATGATTGCGGAAACTATGTCTAAATCATATGCATTTAAAGTATAGCTGTTTGTCCCTGACGTTAGGTTGGTTGTAACCTGTTCTATTGTCCAGAGATTAATACCTCTATTAGACCAATCTGCAAACATTATGTTTAAAGATCGTCTAGCAGTTTCCGCATCATATCCTGTTCTAAGTTCTAAACCAGCCAGTTCATACGCCTCTTCTATTGTGTCGGCTATGGTTAACTGAAAGGTCTTAGT